TCAAATCCTTCCCCCGCAACCATTCAAGTTTACGCCCCCAGTGATGATTATTTCGTCATTGTGGGCGTAAATCTTTGTTATATAGGTCTTTATAAGACGTTCGATTTCTCCGTCCTGGAGAAGTTGAGCGTCTTTTTTTAGTTTCTCGACAATGGCCTCTTTGGTAACGACGGTTTCCGCAGACATGGAAAGCAGCTCTTCCAGTTCGGATTTTCTCACCTTGAGCTTTGCCAGTTCATCATTAAGCTCAGAAAAGTCGGCGCCGGCTAAAATTGCCTTTGTGCCGTTGGCTATCTTGCGCTGCACCTGGGCCAGCTCGCGCTTGATGGATTCCTTTGGACCTTTGCTCTCTTTATAGGATTTCATTATCTCATCGGCCATAACGTCAAAATCGCCCTTTGAGAAATAATCCTTCAGGTGAGCAACAACGGCCACTTCAAGCTCATCGGCGTTGATATTCTGCGCATTACAGGTGTGGGTTCTGTACTTATTCCCGCAAACATAGTACCTGGTCGTGTATCCCTTGCTGCTTGTATTGGTTTTGCCTGTGTATGTGCCGCCGCACTTCCCGCACTCGATCAGGCCGGCCAGCAGATATTTATGTTTCGCTGTATTGGAGGCATTATGTTTATTGTCTGACATTCTCTTCTGCACCCTTTCCCATGTATTGTTGTCGATAATCCGAGGAACGGCGTCCTCGATCCGGACCACGTTGGGGTTATCTATTCCCCCGGCCCATTTTCCCATATACTTAACCTGTTTTTTATTCCAGGTATAAATCCCTATGTACCGCTCATTTTTCAGAATGGAGTGAAGCGAGTTCTTGCCCAGAGGCCGCCCACGCTTGCCCATACAGCCTTTCTTTGTGAGGATATCTATAAAATATAGTCGTAGGATTCGCCACGGGCATACAGGTCAAATATGAGGCGCACAGCCTCAGCCTCGACCTGATTGATTATGTACTTGCTGTCCTCAACATCATAGCCGAGCGGCGGGTACCCGCCGAGGAAAACGCCGTGCTTTGCCTTCTCGGCAACGCCGGCGATTGATTTTTGACGGGTTTGCAGCACCATGTGCTGACCGAGGCCGGCAGTCAGGAGCTCCGTTAAAAAGTCGTTGGGGTTATCAATGCTCCCCAGCTTCTCGGTAGTGGAAAGAACATCGATGTTTAGTGAGCGCATGAGCTTCCGGAAGCTCATCCAGTCCCCCACGTCACGGGAGGCGCGGGAAATATCATAGACCACAACACAATCAAACTGCCGGGCTCTCGCGCTATCCAGCATCCGCTGGAAGTCCGGGCGCTCTGTGTTCGTCCCGCTCATAGCCATATCGACAAAGGTTGAGGTCAGAGTATGTCCATGATCCCGGCAGTAGCGGGTAATGGCCGAGAGTTGGGTATCTATACTGTTTTCGGTTTGCTTGTCCGTGCTATATCTGGCATATGCGGCGGCCTTCATTCCGGATCACCTTCAATTTTCCCTTTATTAGCATCTGGGACAGATAATATTTCAACAGTAATTTCTTCATCAGTTAAATACGGCATAGTTGCTAATAGTGCAGATTTGAAAGAATCCAGCATTTGTGATGTGAAGGCAGGTAAAAGTATCTCAGGGCTTCTATCTATCTCGGGGGGAACTCCCTCTATTCGTTGAAAATCCAACAAATTATGATATATAAACGTGATATTTTTTATCGCATCAAACAAAGCTTTTACGAGTGGATCAGCCACGTCATCGGATACCGCTTCATAATCAGCACAGCAACGTATGAGCAATTCTTTCAGCTCAAGGATTTTATCTTGTTGCCACTCTTTTATATTATCAAATGCATTAGAAGAGTTCTTGTAAGGGGTATTGTCGATTAGATAGTCAACAGATACATGAAAGTAATCTGCAAGCTTAATTAGCGTTTGAATATTAGGCTCTCGCGTTCCATTTTCATATGTGGCATACGTTTGCTGCTTAATATTCAGTACACTTGAAATGTACTGCTGCGAAGTACCTAACCCGTTTGAAAGTCTTAATTCTCTAAGCCTATCTGCAAGCATAATATCACCTCAATGTAATTATAAAACAGGGTACAACAAAATGCAACTATAATCATACAAAAGGTATTGACATATTCTACTGCTAATTGTATAATCAATACTACATAAAGCAGTAAAGGAGGGCTGTAAGTTGTTGCTATCGAAACCGGATGAGATAAAGTACTTGCGGTTATCAAACGGTTTGAGTCTAAGGGCGCTTTCACTGTTATCCCACGTGCACTATTCTACTATATCTACAATTGAAAACGAGGAAAGACATGTCAATCCTAAAACAGCAAAGGCGTTAAGTGGCGCGCTTGGCACAGACCTAAAAACTCTATTTACCATAGAGGCAAAAGGAGGAAATGCCAATGATAATCAAAGTCGTTGATCCTCACCAAAATGCCCGGATGATGACTGAGCAGTACATAATGGCGCTATACGGTTGCTCGCCTGCTGAGTTTGCCCGGCAGCTGGAAAAGGAACTGCTTGAGTCTGACTCAAAGGCTTCTAAGCGTGAAGATGAGGATGAACCAGGAGGGGGCAAGTGTGGCCGAGAGACGAATGTTCAGTAAACGTATCGTAGACACGGATGCATTTCTTGATATGCCGTTATCTGCCCGGCTTCTCTACTATGATTTGGCCATGCGAGCGGATGACGACGGTTTTGTTGCCTCTCCCAAAAAGATCCTACGGGTGGTCGGCTGTAGTGAGGATGATCTTGAAACCCTTATAGCAAGGCAATTTATCATTCCGTTTCAAAGCGGGATATGCGTAATCCGTGACTGGCGGATACACAATTATATTCGGTCTGACCGCTACCGAGAGACACAATACATAGCCGAAAAACGGCAGCTTATATTATGCGAAAACGGCGCTTATCAAATTGCGGAACAGGCTGGTATGACAGACGGTATACCAAATGACAACCAAACGTCATACCAACGGGAAACCCAGGCTAGGTTAGGTAAGGATAGTATAGGTCAGGATAACCCCCCTATAGTCCCCCCAGGGGACGGCGAGACAGATATTCAGACGAGCGGAGAGAGCGTAGCGGAAGAGGCCGCAGGTGAACCAGCAAAGGATAGCCACTCCATGACCCGCAAACGGAGAAAAACGGAATTATCGTCTGAACAAAGGGCCGCTTTCGAGCAATTTTGGACCATCTGGCCGAACAAGGTATCCAAGGGGCAAGCTGAGAGTACTTGGGCCAAGCTAAATCCTTCCGGAGATTTCTTGGAGATGGTTTTAGCCGGGGTTAGACGGGCCATGTCGCACGATCCGCGCTTTCAAACAGGTTTCACGCCCCACGCCTCAACATGGCTCAATGCAAAAGGATGGGAGGACGAATGGCCTCCTGAGCCGACAGATAACCGCAGGGATGCTCCCAGTAAAAAGAAAAATTATGATGAAAGTTGGTGAAATTATGGACTCTATAAGCGCAATCATTACCTCAATTGCCGAGCGGGACAACAGTTCTCCCGGCGACTATGTTGATTCCGAGGGCTTTCTGGTATGCGGGAATTGTCATACCCGCAAGCAGGTGGAAGTACAGTGGCCGGGTGGCACGGAGCCGCGCAAAATGCCTACATTGTGCGAGTGCGAGGCAAAGAAGCGGGCCGCCGAGGAGGAAGAGCGAAAGCTAAGAGAATTTCAGATGCGGGTTTCGCGGTTGCGCCGAGACGGCCTGACGGATCCGGAGTACCTTCACTGGACATTCGCGCAGGATGATCGGCGCCGGCCTGAAATCTCGGATGCTTGCTTAAAGTACGTTGACGAATGGGCGCAAATGCGGATCGATAATGTCGGCCTCCTGTTCTTCGGGGATGTTGGTACCGGGAAAAGCTTTCTGGCATGTTGTATAGCCAATGCGCTCCTAGAAAAATGCGTTCCGGCCTTGGTGACAAATTTCCCGCGAATTCTGAATAAGCTGCAATCCTCCGCTTGGGGAGAGGACCGAAACGGGATCCTGGAGCAGCTGCAACGCTATGAGCTGGTTGTGATCGATGATTTAGGGGTTGAACGCAACACGTCCTATGCACTCGAGCAAATCTATAATATCGTCGATACCCGTTACCGGAGCGGAAAGCCGTTGATCGTCACAACCAACCTCGCGCCGGCAGAGATAAAAACCCCTGAAAATATCGGATTGGAGCGAATATACGATCGAATTATGCAAAATAGCATCCCCGTCAAGGTAACCGGCCCTTCCCGGAGGGTGCGCATTGCCGAAGAAAAGAAGCTGAAATATCAGTCCTTGTTAGGATTTTAATATTGGAAGGAGCCGTATAACATGGGAATCTTTTTTCGCGCCGCAGAAGTTATGAAAATCCTTGAGGTATCGCAGTCCAAGGCCCATCAGGTCATTCAAGACTTGAATAAAGAGCTCAAGGGAAAAGGGTATATCACCGTTGCGGGGAGAGTACCCAGGAAGTATTTCTACGAGAAGTTCTACTGTGAACAGGAAGAGATTGATGAGATTTTGAAAGGAGACAAACAAAAATGAACAAGTGGAAACGTCTCGATCTGCGTAAGAAAGATCAGCGGCCCGAAGTCGGGGCCCTGGCAGCCCTAAGAATGACGCCGAATAATGACCGAGCGACATTTTACCGTAGCGAAAAATACGAAATTGGTCACTTTGAGCTTGACCGTGATGGAAAAAAACTTTGGTGGCACCATTCCAGCGGCACGAGCGACCCTACACGGCTCAAACAGCACTATGATATCTGGTGGTGCTATGTAACGCCGTTTGACGGCATATGACGAAAGAAAGGGGATATCACAAGAATGGGCGCTTACTTGAATGTGAAAGATATTATGCAGATTTTGAAGGTCCCTAAATTCAGAGCTTATCAGGTAATACGGGATCTGAACCGGAAACTGACAGCACAGGGATACATAACCATAGCGGGAAAAGTACCAACGAAAGCTTTTTTGAACATGCAGAGCTTAACGACGGCTTGAAAGGAGCGTAACAGCAATGTTATATCGGACATGCCCTAAGTGTGGTGCCCATCTGGATCCGGGCGAGCGGTGCGACTGCGGGAATACCCGGACAAGCGAAATGGACTTTATCGAAGATTTCTTATTCATGCGCACAAGGGCCTATGAAATCGGCCTTAAGGGAATACGCGACTTCCCTCTTTTCGTTGGGATAGATGAAAACAGCACGCAGCGCGACATCGATGAGGCTATCCGGGCATACGTCATAGGCCTTAATGGAGAAGGCGCAGGAGAGGTTGTAGATATCGCAATCCGGATGTTTACACCCGAATTTCAGGATTATATCCGAGGTTTAAGAGACAGCTGCCGGGAGCGAAAAAATGCATAAACGGTCCGGCCATGTGTGGCTAAAAATTTAAGAAAGGTAAGATGCGGAAATGTACAGCAAGGGATTTTGCAAGCTGGGCTTAAGGCTCCTCGATGATGAAATGGAGAAAATGTCGCGGCTTCCGAACCAGGAGGAATGCGACGAGGCTGATAACAAGCTGAAGGCGATACTTCAAGAGTTCTGCTTTAACTATGACAAATTTGAGGAAATCGAAATTGCCCTGGGAGAGCTTGAGTTGGAAGTTATGAGGGGTTCGTATCTTATAGGCCTGCGGCACGGCCTGACCCTCGCGGGGGACAACGCTACAACAAAATAAGAGCGGGAGCCTTGCAAAAGCCCCCGCCCCATCGAACGCCGATGTTGACCAACAAGACGTCCAGAAAATGATATTTGGATTATAGCACATCGGCGGGGGGCTTTGCAAGTGACAAACGAGGAATTATGTATTCTTATAAAAAATGGCGATGACGGATACCTTCCGCAGCTCTGGGAGCAGACAAGGAGGCTTATCGTCATGAAAGCAAAGCAACGTTATGAAAGCCTTGAAAACAAACACGGCACCGAGCTCGACGATTTAATTCAGTCGGGCTATTTGGCCGTCTTGGAGGCTGTTAAGTACTATGATCCGGTAAAGGGGTTTAAGTTCACCACATATCTTACCAATACGCTTAAGACCGCTTTTAACGAGGTGTTGGGGATAAGGACGGTTCGCCGCAATCCATTAAATTACTGTGATTCTCTGGATCGGCCGATCGGCGAAGACGGCGATATGACGCTGCTCGATACCATAGGGGACATGACACCGGGCAGGAAAGAAATCGAGGCCGATATTGTTGAAAGCGTTTATCATCAGGAACTCCGAGCCGCCCTTGACAATGCATTAAAAATACTCCCAGACGATAGCCGTCAGATATTGGAGCTTCACTTTTATTTTGATATATCCGCTGAAACGCTTGCCGAAAACCTTAATATCAGCCACCAAGGGATATTCAATAAAATGGCAAACGCATATATCAGGATACTTGGCAGCAGCCATATGAAAATTCTTCGGGCGTTTCTATATGACGAAGATCCTGATTTCTCCAATGGAGCCGGATATTTAAGCTGGCGAGACAGCGGAATGAGCACAGAAGAAAAATTTGTAATTTATCAGGAGGAACGCAATAATGCCGGAAATTAATGAACTTGCTGAGTTTATAGAACAAAATTCCACTTCAAAACAGGATGATTGCAGGCGGCTTATGTGTAATTACTTTGAGCGAGACAACAGTCCTGCTTATCTGAACAGGCTTGCATTCATGAAATTATGTCTGAGCGGCTACCGTAGCATGGCCCCGGACAACTCATTAAGAAAACTTGTTGAATTGTGCTGTGAGGCCGACGCCAGGTATTGCAAAGCTTATGGAAAACCCGAACATATCAGGCAGCATAATACACTGGTATTTAAATACATAAGCCAAAACGAGGTTACGGATTACCGCATTGCGGCCATACAGCATTTGACCGTGAGAACGGTTTTCCGGGATGTAAGTAACGCCATTAATCGTTTTATGATTTTCGCTTTTGGCCTTGATGGGATAAAAAGGTGAAACGGCGCAAGCGCGGCGGCCAGCCGGGGAACAAAAACGCTGCCGGCCATGGGGCCCCGCTGGGAAATAAAAACGCATGGCGTCACGGTGTGTATGAACGGTATCCTCCGCTCTACCCAAAGGAGCGGGAATATCTCGATCAGGCCGAGGCCAGGGAGAATATAAAAAGAGCGAGACTTAACGCCAGGTTACTTGAAATGGGGTATTTGCCGGAGGAGCTGCCATATTTAAGCGTAGAAATAAAGCCATATAAGGGGGGAGCGGAAAAGTAAATTTTATCCGTAAAACAGCAATATTTCAGATAATGTGAAAGGAAGTGATGTTATGGCCGTAATTTCGGCAACAATCAAGGTAGTTGATTTGATGAGCTCTGCGCTCGAAAAAATGAGCGACTACGGCGAGAAAGCTCTTGAAAAATGGGAAAGCGCCGGCGAGGCGGCTGACGAGGCGCTTTCCCGGGCAGCTGACGGCGCCGAAGAAATGGCAGAGTCCGCTGACGGCGCAGCGTCTTCCACGGATTATTGGACTGATGCCCTTGGAAATTATGACAAGAGCGCAATGGAAGCCGTCTATTCTACCGAGGAACTGGTAGAAATGGGGTATAAAACCGAGGATGCCCTTTCAGATGCCGCAGATGCCGCGGACGACGCGGCGAAACAGATCGAGGACGTCGGCGAGGAAAGCGAGGCCGCCGGCAAAAAATCGGAAAAATTCGGAGAGGATTCAAAAAGCGCCGTTCAAAGCCTCAATAGCATCTTAACAACTGCCGGAATCGTCATAGCCCTCAAGGAGATCGGCACGGTATTCATTGAATGCTCAGATGCCGCCGCAGAGTTCGAAACCCAGCTCGCCAAGGTGTCAACAATCGCGGATACCTCACAGGCAAGCATGGATACGCTCTCTTCGGAAATTACGGATCTGTCCATGGATACGGGCCAGGCCGTCAATGATCTTACAGACGCAACCTATCAGGCCCTGTCCGCCGGTGTTGAGACCGCCAACGCCGTTTCATTCGCCGGGACAGCCACGGAGCTTGCGGTCGGCGGGTTCACGGAAGCAGCAACCGCCGTTGACGTTCTGACCACAGCCCTCAATGCCTATAACCTTGAAACGGACCAGGCAACGGAAATAGCGGATATGCTCGTCACAACGCAGAATCTCGGCAAGACGACGGTTGACGAGCTGGCAACCAGCGTCGGCAAGGTCATACCGCTTGCCTCCGCATACGGTGTGGAAATGGATAACCTTTCTACCGCCTATGCGGTCATGACGGCAAACGGCATTGCTACGGCTGAGAGCACTACATATTTGAAATCCATGCTTACGGAACTCGGCGACAGCTCTTCTACCGTCGCCGGAGTTCTTGAAGAAGAAACCGGGCAGTCTTTTGCCGAGCTGACGGAAAGCGGCTATTCCCTGGGCGACGTGCTCGAAGTTTTGGGGGACAGCGTAGACGGGAATACCACAAAATTCAACGAAATGTGGAGCTCGACGGAAGCGGGCGTCGGTGCCCTCTCCCTGTTTAACAGCGGTGCGGAACGGTATAACACCGTCCTCAATGAAATGCAGGACAGCGCCGGAGCGACAGCCGCCGCCTACGAAGCCATGACCGATACCACGGAGTATACGGAGCAGCGGCTGAGTATTGCCGCAGAAAACTTAGGCATTTCATTTGGGAATGTGCTTAATCCGGCGCTTAATGATTTGCGTGAAGCAGGCGCCGACGTACTTAACTGGATGTCCGAAGTGGTCGATGAGCACCCGGCAGTGGCGGCCGCAGCCGTGGGGCTCACCGTTGGTGTCACGACGCTCGCCGCCGCCCTCGCCGTTTACGAGGCTAAGCAAACGATAGCCTCTATAAAAACAGCGGCTTCCGCTGTGGCGCATATTGCAAACGCGGGAGCGGCGACAGCCGACGCAGCGGCAACTGTGGGCGCAACCGTGGCTACGGAGGGGTTTACCGCCGCTCTGCTCGCAAATCCCATAGGCCTCATTGTGGCCGGCGTCGCCGCTCTCGCAACCGGGATATATGTTCTTGCAAAAGCTATGTCAGACGAGGATGAGGAACGCGAGGCCCTGACCGCAACTTCCCGGGAACAGTATGATCAGCTGCAAGATTTGAACGCCGAGTATGAAAAGGCCGTTGAGGAGCATGGAGAAATCTCAACGGAAGCGGACCGTCTGCGTTATCAAATGGACGACCTGAACGATTCTTTTGAGGCCAATAAGCAAACCGTCGAAGAGTTTACAGCGGAATGCGACGCGCTTGCAGAATCACACGACAAGCTAATTGCGAGCTATGAGGAAAGCACCACCGAAATTAAGAATACCGAACTCGGAACTCTCGCGCTCATTCAGAAGTTAGAAGACTTGGCGACATCTTCCGACACATCCACAACAGCCGTCGAACAGATGGAAGCCGTTATAGCGCAGCTGAACGAGGATCTGCCTGGCCTCTCCCTGTCTTACGAAGACGTAACCACCAACATTGATTCAATGGTTGAAGCCTTGAAAAAGGCGGCTGAACAGCAGGCACAGGATGAGCTTAAATCCGAAAGTCAGGAAACCTATGTCGCCCTGCTCAAAGAACAAGCGCAGCTTGAGGACGAAATCACCAAGGCGGAGGCTAACCTTAACGCAGAAAGAGAAGCCCAGGGCATGTACTATGATGAAGTCATGGACCAATGGACTAATAGCTCGTATACCGAGGACAGCCCTTGGGCGAGCTGGACGACGGATCTTGATGAGTATAATGAAGCGCTCGACACTCTCAACGTCTCGTACGCTGAAAATCAGGACAAAATGAAGGAAATTGAACGGCAGTGGGAAGATATTGCCGCTGCTGAGCAAGAGGCGGCAAAGGCGCAGGTTTCCTATGAAGATGCTGTTTCCACAGCCATCAGCAGCACTCAGGACGCTATCAAAGAGCTCGCTATCGCCTATGACGACGCATACGATGCCGCTCTTTCAAGCATACAGGGACAGTACTCGCTTTGGGATGAAGCGGCCGGCGTCGTTGCAACGAGCGCAGATACAATTAATTCGAACCTGGAAAGTCAGGCAACTTACTGGCAGAACTACAATTCGAACCTTGAAAATTTAGCTGACCGCAGCGATGACATCGAAGGTCTGAGTGATGTGATAGCGAGCTTCGCGGACGGCAGTTCCGACAGTGTAAACGCGATTGCCGGCATGGCGGACGCGAGCGATGAGGATCTTGCCGCTATGGTGCAGAGCTGGCAGAAGTTGCAGGAGGAGCAGGATAACGCCAGCGACAGTATTGCTCAGCTTGAGACCGATTTCGCTGACAAAATGGATGAGATTGAGCAAGACATGGCAAAATCCATCGGCGAAATGACTATGGATACAGAGGCCAAGAAGGCAGCGAAAGACACCATTCAGGCTTATATTGATGAAATTGAGTCCATGACCGACGAAGCTCACGACGCGGCGGCAGCAGTAGCGGCGGCAGCGTCATCCGCTCTTGGAGGTACGGTAACGACCGGTGTAACCGTTGAAGCGAATGCGGGAGGAACGACAAACGCCGCCGATGTTTTCATTGCCGGCGAGGACGGCCCGGAGCTGATTGTCGGCGCCGGGGGCAGTACGGTATTCCCCGCAGACGAAACGGAAAGGATCCTCGACGCGGCGGGCAGCGTGCCGGTAAGTACGTCAGTACCCGCGGATTATGACGATACGTCGCAAAACGCTTCCAAGGATAACCTGTCCGAAGAAAAGAAGATCACCATTGAAATTGCGGGAAGCGGCGAAATCAGCGTTGACAGTTCCGTAAGCAAGGACAGTTTGCTCGACCTGATGATTACGAACATCCGTCCAATCCTGATGAATGTCCTCAAGCAGGAAGTCTTTGAAGAGGGGGATCTGAGCTATGACTTCTAAAAAGAAAAAGCCAAAGCACTCAAAGCGTTTTGATTTAGTTATAGGCATTGAGCGGGATGCTCCGACGCCTCCAAAGGTACCGGAAGGGCTATATAGGCTCCGGGTGATTATTAACCATGTCGAGGCGATAACGCCCCTGACAAGCTTCCACACTTTTGATGAGGCCATCCGTGCTGCCTGGAATATGAAAGGCATGCTGGAAAAGCGTTTCCACCGGCGCATATCTGCGGAGTGTATCAAAGGGCTGAAAGGCATTGAAATGCTGATTGATACGGATCCGACGCTAAAAGGCTACATTTCTGACGGAAACTTTGTGCCCTGCCGTGAGCTCATTCCGGCGAAACTTAAGAAGGGTAATTAGGTTGCAACTTTTCATGAAAATACGATTCAACTCAAAGGTTGCACCCCTCGCTTGGTCGGAGTACTCCGAAAAACGTACGGAGTACTGCAAAAAATACGGAGTACTCCAATCATGGGCGATTCATGAAAAACCTTGAAAATAGCGGGTTTATATTATGCGAAGAGGGAATGAAAATATAAAAATACGGTTCAACTCAAACACTCAATAATGCAACTTTTGGAACAAACGAATGGAGGAATGCAACCCGCTCAGACCCGTATGAAATAAGGCTTTCCCGCTCGTTCTCATGGTCGTTCCAACGGTAACGTTACCATTAGAACGAATAGTAACGTTACTAAAAAGGAGGATTTTGATTGAAAGCAGCAAATGATGCCCAGCCAATCCGGAAGGCTATTGAAATGTCCGATGCAAAAATCTCTTTTGTATCTTTGGTGGACAGACCCGCGAATAAAAGGAAATTTCTAATTATAAAACAGGAAAGGAAAGATGGAACCATGGCAAAGAATGAAAATGTTATTACGGAAGAGGAATGCGATCAGCTGATTGATGCAATTGCCGACAGGGTTATTGAAAAGCTGGCCGGCGATTCGGATGATTCCAGCATTAAAAAAGCGGCTCAGAAAGCTATTGAAAAAACGCAGCCGCATTACCTGCAAGGGATACTTTAAGGAGGGACGATATCATGACCATTCAGGATCTGAAATACAAAGCGGCAGTGAAAGCCCAGAAAACTCAGGAAATTTCCGAAAAAATTGAAAGCATACGCAAGAAGATTTCCGCTAATGATTTGGAGATAGAGCAAGGCATTTTGAACGGATCCGCTGATGATGCGGTTATACTTACCAAGCAGAAACGGGACCTGCAGGACGAGCTTTCAATTTTGGAGCGGGTGAAAAAGAACGTCGAAGCGGCACCGGCCTTCACGGTTGAAGATATTTACGCCGCCTGGGATCAGTATTCAGGAGCAGCCGCAGAGGAAATGCTTGAGCTCGTCCGGAGCATGGAACAGGCCTATCAGGCGTACAGTGAAACCTTCACAGCGGTCTTAGATAAAAATAAGGCTGCATCTGATTTCAAAAAGGAACTCGTGCTTCTCGGTCAAAAGCAGGGTATAACGGATATCCGCATACGCACACCGTTCACCAAAATAGACCTTGACCACTGTGTCCCGGATAGAACTATATTGGGCAAATTGAATTTAATAGGCAATGAATTTCTTGGGGAGGCTGTGTTTTAGATGATAATTGGAGAGATAGCACAAAGGCTTCAAAAACAGACAGCCAGGATTTCCGATGCAACGCAAAAGCTTCTGTCCGCAAAAGAGGCCCTTCAAAAGATTGAGACTGATATAAGTAAATGCCAAAATGAAGGCGCCGCCGATCAGGCGTTACCTCTGATGCAAAAAAAGCGGGATGTTGAGAATGAAATTCAGGCCTTGAGGTCTGTAATAACCTCCATCGGCTCCCCAACGTCGCCGCTTATCTCTAAGCAGGAGCTTTGTGCCGCCTGGGCCGAAGTAACCGTCGATTGCAAGCAGCAATGCGATAATATGATGCAGGATATACAGGCGGCTTTCGACCAGTACAATCAAAAAGTAGAGGCCCTTTTTGGGCTCAGGAGACAAGTCGGCGATATGTCCGTAAAACTGAAAAAGCTTGCGGCGCGGGAAAATATCGAAATTTATCTGCCAGATCCCTTTGAAGGGGAGAATTTGACAATGTACTGGCCCGGGGATAAGGCGATAGAAAAGCCGAACTGCGTTACCGTATCCGTCACTACGCCGCTCACCTTATCTCCTGAGAAGCGGGGGAAAGCACGATGGAGCTGAATGAGTCCGCTTTTCTCCCGCTCCTAAAATCCATAGACCACTACCTTGCCAAGGCCGACGACGATATGAAGAATACCCTTAAGGATGAAGGTTTTGCAGAACCTGAAAAAACAGTGGATATGATTAATGCCTTTGAGGAATATCTGGCCGATATTTTTGACGAGCAACGCGATTATTACATTAAGGGTATTGAGGGCAAGGACGTAAAGGAAGCGCTTGACGCCCTTCCGAGACTTCAAGCCAAGGATAAGGCATATAAACGAACAATACTGAAAGCCAAGGACAATGAGGACAAGACAGATTTTGCAGAGGAATTTTCAAAATTCATTCGGCAGCTGGTAGAGAGTTACATAAAAGGCACGGATAAGGATCTGTCATTTTCGACTTTCACGAAGCGTACAACCGACTGGATAGATTCATGGAGCAAGGACCTCGGAGATATCATGAAGCTTTCCACAGATGAGGGGCTTAAAACAGTTTTGTCGGATGCCCTCGAAAACGGGGACAGCATCCGAACAGTAGCTGATAAGCTTCAGGACTGGTACGGCTTTTCCGCAAAAAGGGCAATGGCAACGGCCAAAACCGAAATGCTTACCGCTCATTCCGCAGCGGCTCAGGAAGCCTACGTTCAAAGCCCTGCCGTCAGTCAAAAAATGTGGAGGCATACCGGCGCTTATAAAAACGATCCCCGGCAAAATCACATGGATGATTGGCCGAAAGGTTGCAATGGTCAGGTCGTGGCCGTGGAAGAAAGCTTTACGCTTATAGGCGCGGGTACTAACGCAGGGGAAACATTTTATCCGATGTACCCCCGCGATCCGATCCTGCCGCCCGGGGAGCGCGTCAACTGCCACTGCATTTCTCAGCCGGTCGTATCAAAGGACGTTCTCGGCCTGGACCTCAAAGAGCGCAAGCGATTGCAGCAGGAGGCCATCGACGCCGATGACAAGGCGTGGGAAGCTGAGCTCAACGCTAAAAATAAGGCGAAAGCCGGAATTGAGGATTAACCATGGAAGACAATATTTTTACTTCACTATTCCGGATCGGGAAGTCAAAGCACAACCCCGCTCCGGCCGGCAATCAGAAAGACATAGTAAGGCAAGCATACCAAATCGGATACAAAGGCCTGCGGTTTCCTTCATTCACTACGATAGGCGAGGACAGCCGGCAGTGTGATATAGAGAGGGCCGTCAGAGTATTCGTAATAGACCGGAATCATGAGGCCACGGCAGAGGTGATTGATATTGCGACGCGGATCTTTGCCCCTCTTCTCAAATCTTATATAAATGGCCTTAAAGACGGCTGCCGGGAACGCGGAAACAACCACTTGCTTGATATGGGCCGAGAGCTTGAGCGCCGGATAGCGTCCCAGGGCGAGAGGCTCAAAGAGGCCGCAGAGCCTAATTAAGCGGCCACATTCACAAAAGAGCGGGGTACTGTTATGCATGGGGTACAGTATCCCGCTCGTCATTTTATTATTTAAACGTCCTTTGTGGCGTTGTAAATTGTGGTTTTGCTTATCTTCATGTCCTTTGCTATTTTCCCATAACTTTCACCATTTTTGCGGCGCTGCCTTGCTTCATGACGCCGATCGGCGTTGAGCTTTGGAGGCCGGCCGCTTTTATGCCGGTTCGCTTCGGACAGGTAGATCGGATCGAGTTCTAAAACGGCCATGACTAAATCTGCTTTTAGTACTTCCCGGCAGTGGCCGCATATAGTCTGCATTTCTTTTCTCGATTTCCCGTTGATTTTCTCGCATCTGAAGCATTGCATAGTAACTCACTCCTTGCGAATGCTTTAATCCGTCCCGAAATATTATATATGAACGATTCTGGAATTAGATTAGCATACCTTACAAGGTTGTGCAATATTGACGGATAAGAAAACGCCCTCTATGGCCTCAATAGCGAGCCGCAGAGGGCATATGATTGCAATAGTATTCTTTGCTGTCTGGTCATGGAATGATGCGTACCGGCCTTTTTGGAGGCGGTGAGTATAGCTATTCGTTCTTGTTGTCAATGCTCAGGGTTTTTATAAGGGCAGATGCAAGCAGGGCCGAATAATCGACGCCTTTTTGCATGGCAAGCGCGTCAAGCCAAGCGGGAAGCTCAACCTCAATTTCAACGGGAGTTTCATCATCGTAAGGCAAATAATATAACCTCCTGGTTGCAGGAATCATTTATCACTGTTGTTCTTGAGAAAGCGGGATGGGTACCACTTCCAACGTCATACCAAGGGGGCGAAGTATTTTAAGAACTGTTGAGAGTTGTGGATCCATTCCATTGTTTTCGAGCCGGGCAATAAATGGTTGTTTTACTCCCGAGAGCGTCTCAAGCTCAGCCTGGGTAACTCCTTTATTCTTCCGGGCAGCAATAATCTCTCCGACAATTTTGACCTTCAGGGAAATTTCATCCCTTTCCTCCGGTGCCAGAGCATCAAGGTTTTTGTATATGTCGTTCCATTTTCTTGTTGTTGCCATAGTCACTCATTCCTTTCTAAGAAATCAGCTAATATATTCTTTGCCTTATCAAGCTCTCTGAGAGGCGTTTTTTGCGTCTTTTTTACAAAATGATGTAGCAGAATAAATTTATTATCCTTCCAATATACGAAAAAAATACGGTCATTCGTAGGGCGCAGCTCCCAAAGGTCAGTATTGACGATATGCTTTACGGCGGGAGAGCCGATTTGTGTACCATATGCCTTTAACAGTTCGATGTACTCAACGATTTTTTTCAGGCGGACCCGGCTGTCTTTGCTGGTCTTTGCCTTATCATTGAGCTCGCCGATCCACTCGGCTATTTCAGACCGTCCATTCCGATCCTCATAGATTTCAACTTCATACATGTGTTACGTCCTCCTGCTACAGTTACATTATATAACTAATTCGTTATATTTGTCAATGCATTTTTCTATTTGGTTCGGGAAATTTTCAGCATTTGCCCCACCAAATATACCGGTATCGTAAACAACACGCATTGCGGACCCCCGCAACCAAAAAAGGCTTGAAATTGTTAAGATTTCAAGCCTTTATATTTTGCAAACAAACAAAATAGAGTATAAATAGCACGGAATATATACCGGCATTTTCGACTTGATGTTTATTTGATGTTTAGCTGGATGTGAAATCAGCGCAGAAAGCCACAGATTACGGCAAGTTTTTGATGTTTGTTTGATGTTTGAATATGTGTATATAATAAATATAGCAGAAAACACCTTGTTGAGCATTGGAAATGAAAATTGCAGTAATATTGTCAAAAGCTAATATAATCCATTTATTGGACAAACGGTTCCGGTAATGTTATAATATGGTTAGAAAACTACATAGACATAATCGGAATGGAGCCATTATAAATGAAATTAAAGAAACTTAGGATAAGTTGGTCGGTCAGTCTATTTGTTATAGGAATTGCAACGAGTGTACTGGCGTGGTCAAATATTATTGGAATTGAGTTTGATGATACAATAATAAGAATTATTGGTATAATCAACTTATTGGCTCTCCCAGTGTTAGTTTTTACAACAGTAAAACTACATAAAAAGAAATAATCACTTAGCCGCTAAGCCGATTTGTTTGATATACTGAATTGTACAAAGTAAAGAAAAGCCGCCTGCAAGAGGAGAAAATCCCCAAGCAGGCGGCAGTTGTTTAAGTTCAACCTACATTCCTTCGCACTGAGACCGGTGTCAGAATGTCATCCAGCACATCAGCGGCCATTTCATCAGCCGTGCGGATTGCATGGGAGTATATATTTGCGGTTGTGCTCGTCTGTGCATGTCCGGCTCTATAGGAAACAGTCCTGAGCGGAACACCGGCGGCAATAAGCAGGGTTATGTTGGTATGCCTCAGCGAATGTATTGAGATTTTCGGAAGGTCAGTCTTTGCAATAAAGTCTCTAAACCAGCCGGTGATGGAATCGGGGTGTATGGGCTTGCCGTCGTACTGTGTAAAAACTCTGTTGCTGTTTTCCCAGCGGTTGCCCATTTTAAGACGTTCTTCCATTTGCCAGAGTTTGTGCTGCTTTAGGAGTTCAAAAGCCAGAGAGGGGAGCTTAATGGTTCTGTCGGAGGTTTCCGTTTTGGTCTCCTTAGTGAATACACCCTTGCCGGGAACATACTGAGAAGACCTCCGGACGGTGATGAGATTATTCTCAAAATCGATATCCGACCATTCCAAGCCGCACATTTCACCCCGGCGAAGTCCGCTGTAGATGAACATTTTTATCATGGTACTGTTCTGCCAAGGTTCATTTTCAAGATATTCAAGAAGCTTCGCAGCCTGCTTTTCGTCTAAGTATTTTGCTTCTGTTCTATCAACCTTCGGAGGCCTTACCCTTGTTGCCGGGTTGTCGGTTATTACCTGCCAGAAGACCGCCTGATTGAGAATTGATGTAATCAACCTGTGGTGGTGCTTAATAGTCTTATTGGTCAGGCCCTCAACCGGTTTGGAAAGGACGAAACCGTCATTGAAGCGTAAGCCGAATAAGTCCGAGACCAACTGCGCCGAGGTTTTAGATACAGGAACATTTTTAAACACATTATACACTGTGTTAATACTTAATCTTGTTTGCTGGGCGACATAGTCTCTTGTCCAGCCTTTCTTTTTAAGCTCGTTTTTCAGTTTGTCGGTTGCAAGATATGAGACATTGTTTTTCTTTGTATCTCCGCTCATATCCGCATACAGCTCGATAAGATGGTGCGGCTGAAGCTTGTCAAGCTTTATGTGGCCGATTGCCGTGTTTATCCTTTTAAGCATAGCCTTATACCTGTCAAGGGTTTTGGGAGACAGGTTCAA